AATGATACCTCCGAAAATTGATTATATCTATATTATAACCCATTTTTAGAAAAGTATCACATATCAACCACTATTTAAAACAGAGCCTTATAAATTAAAAGAACAGGATTTACTCCTGCTCTTCAACCTTCTTTACTGTTCCTTTTACTGTTGATTGTCCAAAATAAAAAGATACTATCATTATTGCTACTGTAGTAAACTGTTCTGTACTAACTACTTCTTTTGCACTTAGTATACAGAATACTGTAATAACTATTAATGCTATAATCTTTTTTACTTCAATTAAACTTGTTAACTTAGTTACAAATTTACTCATATATTATCCCACCTTATCTAATTTAATTTTTATATCTGTAACATCTTCTTGGATGCTTTCAACTACATCAAATTTCTCTGCTAGTTCTGAAATTACTTCTTGGTTTTTATTTATTATTCCTTGAAGCTTTTCTTCTCTAGCTTTACTTTCTTTTCTTGTATCTATTAGTAGCCATACAAAAAGCACTGCCCATGCTCCTTGGCTTACTATTGTTTTAATAAGTTCATTTTCCACAGTTGCTCTCCTTTTCTCCAATCGCTTGGAATTTTAAATATAATAAAAGAGCCTAGTTTCCTAAGCTCCTATCTTTGACTTTAATTCTAATATTATCTTTTCTAACTCTTCTATTTTTTCTTGCTGTTCTTGTATTGCCTTAGACATATGAGGTAATAAAGCTGATGCTAAGGGTTGTAATAATATAGTTCCATCTTCTTGCTCTACCTCTGTAACAAAACTTGAATTAATTTCCTGTAGCTGTTGAGATATATAACCACAATCTATATGCCCTTCAAAACCTTTTGTTTCGTCATAATCAAACTCATAATGTTTTATTTTTTTAATTAATTCTAAACCTGTTATGGTATCTTCTTGTAAAGAAAGAGGTTTAATTTTTGAGTTTAGTTCCCTAATGTTCTTCTTTAAATTTATATCAGAACTCCAAATATCTATACCATAAGCTCCTCCACCGTCCATATCTACTTGCATATATAATCCACCAGAACTTTTATTAACAATACCTAGCTTATCAATCATTTTTATACCGGCGTTCTCATTTCTAGTATAAATAGGCTTCCAATAGATTCCGCTATCATCATATCTGTATAGCTGTTTAGATGCTACCATATATGTTGCCTTTATATTATCTGTTTGGAATCCATGAAGTTTAAGTCTGTGTACATCTCCATTTTTTGCATAAGCTTCAATCAGATTAACCCCAGTATCAGTACATAGCCTAAATCCTGAATCTTTGTTATAAAAAGGAACTTTAATTGTAAATACATCACCGTTACCACTAGCGTCTGAATACATTTCCGTAACACGTTGTCCTGTAGCTGTAAACTTAAATTTTGAACCTACAGCATAAAGATTTAAGTTACCGTTACTATCTCCACTTAATACAGTTGTCCCAGCTTTATTTTTAATTGTTAATGCACCATTATTAATTGTTACCCCGTTGGCATCAATAACAGTTGAACCATTATAAACTTCTGAGTGGTGAGGTGTCCAGCTTTGAATAGCGCTACCTTCATACATTCTAATACCTGTAAATCTGTAATCACCATTAGTTCCTTCAGTTCCCCTTCCAATTCTTAGGGTAACAGAAGGATTGGAAGGGGTAAATGTTATATAAAGCTTTTTCCAACCTGTCCCTGAACTTACAGAACTTAATCTCCATGTGCCACCATCAACTATATATATAATACAATTACCACTACTTACCCAAACATCAACAACAACTGTATGAACAACACCTGTTCTTAGTCCCTCAATTGTTTGATAAGCCCCTTGGTCTTTATCAGTTGTAACTATCCTTAATTCTTGCCCATACCCATTTAAACTGTTTTGTACTTGATAGGCAGAAGGTGAGCCCCATTTAGTCCAATAAGCTGTTCCATTTTTAAATGCTCCATTTTTAACAAGATTACTTCCACCACTTGATTCGAATTTTGCTGTTATGCTATTCTCTGTTTGAGTTAATGAAGAAGTTGTCGCATAACTCTTCAGCTTGTTATCTGTAGAACTATTCGCTGAGTTAATAGCTTCACTTTTTGCAGCATTAATTGTACTTTGAACAGTATTGATAATTGCAGATGATGTTATTTGTTGCTCTGCAGAACTCATTCTGTTTTGAAGACTAGTAATGTTCCCATTAATAGTATTTACTGTTGATTCTGTAGAACTTACTCTACTTGTTATAGAACTTAGGTTAGTTTCTATAGTAGCCACCTTATTGCTCGTTGTAGTAACTTGTGTCTGTACATTTGCTATAGAGCTATCTATATCTTCTGGTGATGGCGTCCAATCTGTAGCTTTATTTCCTAATTCAACTTTGATTTTTATAGAGCTTTCATGTTGTGAACTGCCTGTAATCATTCCAATCTTCATGTATTTAGCATTTGTTGGTACTGTAATTATTCCACTTACATAATTTGTTCCGTTTGGCTTTGGTGTATTTATAGAGCTAATCCACGCTTTATTACTATCATAAAAAGCAATTCTATTACTATTGCTATTATTGTTAATACTATTTGGATTCCATAATTGAACTGTAACATACTTAGCACCATTTAAGTCTGTATATGTGCTCATCATTTTATGTTGAGAAGTAGAACTTGTAGCATTACCATTACTTTCATAAGCATTAATCAAATTCTTTTCAATCCAAAGATTTCTTCCACCAATTTGTAAATTATTAAAATTAGCTGTAACAGTATTAACTTTAGTTTCAGCAGAGCTTACCCTTTGTGTTATAGAATCTGTAGTAGTCTTAATTTCTGCAACTTTATCTGTTATAGTCTTGTTAACAGTTGTTATTTGTCCATTTGTATAGCTTTTAGCATCAGCTAATGCTTTGCTTTGAGCATTATTAGCTTTTGTTGTTGCATCACTTGCAGCAGTACTTATAGCAGAATTTTTAGCTGTGTTTATTCTACTATCCACAGTTGACAACTGACTTGTATGTGTACTTACTGTACTTTCTGTTGAACTAACCCTTTGAGTAATACTATCTAAATTAGTTTCTATAGTTGCTACTTTATTGATTGTTGTAGTAACTTGTGTTTGTACATTTGCTATAGAGCTATCTATATCCTCGGGAGCTGGTGTCCATGTTGTTGCCTTATTTCCATACTCTAAAATTACATCTTTTAAATAATAATCTGCACCTGAATCACCATAGAATGTTACTGTGCTAAATCCTAAAGAGTTGATTGTATAAGTATGAGTAAAATAATACCAAGTATTTGCATTTATACATGTAACAGCTTTTGATGTGTTTGCTCCAGCATTTTCAAAATTTGGTCTTAGCACCTTATTAGCAACACTTGATTTTACATATCCACTTACTGTCATAACAGAACCATTTGGGTAGTTTGTGGGATTATTAGAAGCCCCACCTTTTCTTTGATATATTCCTCCACCTGTACTTGTGAATTTAACAACATATCCACTTAGAGCAGAAGAATCAGCAACAGCTTGTGGATTTGAACAACTATATGTTTGCCAATAATTCAATCCTTTTGTGAAACCTGAATTTAGGAATAAATTTCTTCCACCTATCTGCATATTATTAATAGCAGTAGCAATATCTGTAGCTTCAACCTTTAACTTTATTTGATTTTGAAGTTGAGATATACTAGCTCTTTGGGTAGATACTGTGGAATTTAATCCACTTATCTGTGATGTATGACTACTAACTGTACTCTTAGTTCCTTCTAAATCTCTTTGAACACTATTAACCTTAGTGTCAACACTTGTAATACTTCCTGTTAACTCATTAATTTTAGTTGTATGTGTTCCAATTGTACTATTAATAGAATCAACTTTTGCAACTGTTCTGTTATAATCATCCTTTAACAATATAGTTTGTCCATCTTTAACTATTTGAGTATTATTAATAGCTGTAGAAATTTGCCCTTGCATTACACTAATTGTTGTACTGTTGCTTTCAGTTATTTCTTTAACTGAATTTACTTCATTACTAACATCCTCTGGAGCAGGTGTCCAATCTGTATACTTATTTCCTAACTCTACTTTGATTTTAATTGTTGAATTATAATCATTTAACCCACATATCATACCTATACGCATATACACAGCGTTAGTAGGCACTGTGATAATACCTTTTTGGCATGTTGTTCCATTTAACTTGTCAATATTCACTGAACTTATCCAAACCTTAGAACTATTATAAAAAGCTATTCTATTAGTATTACTTGTATTATTTATCTTAGGAGTATTCCATATTTGCCAACTTACTTTAGTAGCTCCATTTAATTCAGTTAATGTATTCATAATCTTATGCTGTGAAGTACTTGAAATTATATTCCCTTTATCCTCATATCCACTTACTAAGTCTCTTAATATCCATAAATTTCTACCCCCAACTTGTATATTATCTACATTAGATTTAAGAGAATTAAAAGCAACCTCTAAGCTTTGTCCAGTTAAATCAATTGCTACTTTACTAGCTTTAATTAACTGTGTATTAGTATCCTTATTAAGTCCAGTAATTAAACTTGAGTAATTAATTTGCTTTTCTCCTATTGCATCTGCTGCAACCATATTTTCTTTTATTAGATTATCAGCTATAGCTTTTTCTTTTATTCCAGTATGGTCTATAAGTGTTGTAGTACCATCTTCTCCACGCAAAATAAAGTTAAAATTCCCTGTTGCATCTTGCCCCATCTGAATTCTAACTTTATTATTCTTATCTTTAAACTGTTGTGTAGCTCCTACAATTTCAATTCCGCCATTATCACTTACTATTCTAAATTTATTAGTTGAAATATCACCAGCGTTAATTTTAGCAACATCTAAACTAGCTATCATAGCATTAGTAATAAATCCATTTGCTATTGTTAACTTATCTGATGTTATTCCTCCAGCTTGGATATTTTCAGACGATAAATTTCCATTAACTAATGTTTCGATATTAGCTATTTTAGAATCTAGTGAATTTATAGTGCCCTTAACCGCATTTAATTCCGTTATATCAGCCTTTCCAATTAACGCATTATTTATTGTTGCATCTGCTGCTATTAAGTTTTGTATGTTTGCATTAATAGCATTTAAATCTTTTATATGTGCAACATCAATTATAGCATCTTCAATCTTCGCAGTTTTAGCCTCTAATGTTTGGGTTCTAATAGATACTGCTTCTACATCTTCAATATTAGCTTTTCCGATTAATGCTTCTTTAATTATTGCTTGTTCTATTACAGCTCTATTAACTTTGTTTGTAGTACTCCCAGAACTTGAAAAACTATTTTTATTTTTAGTTTCTCCCTTTGCTCCTATTTCAGAAGTTAATCCACCAGTATAACTTAATTTTTGAGATAGTATAGGAATCTTTCTCACAACATTTTTTATATCTGTTACAGTTATAATATCGTAAGGATCTAAAGATATATCTCCTTGCCATTTCATACTATAGCCTAAATATTCAACTGATTTTAACTTATTATATATTTCAGTTAATATAGTTTCACTTATCCATGGATTTTCAAATCCTAACTCCATAGAATCTGTTCCAGTTGAACCTTTTGATAAAATATTATTTTCATCAACCTGGCAAGAAATTTGACCTACTTTATATTTAACTTCTTCTCTTGTATAGTCAAAATAATTATTGCCATCTATAGATTTTTCAACTTCACTTAAACTTTTAATAGTAAACTTACCATCTCTAGTTATAAAAGCATTACCACCACAAATACTTGCTACATATGAAAGAACTTCTCTACAACTAAAGCCTTCCAGTTTACTTACATTGTAATCTGGAAGGCTTCCTGTAAATTCTACTCCTGTTTTACTAGATAATTCATTTACTACTTGCTTTAATGTTGGCTTATCACCTAATTCACTAAAATAATCAGTTTCAAACTTAATCATATTGTCATAGGCTGTAAATTTAGTTGTATAATCAGTTTTTTCAATATCATCTATATTGAATATACCCATTAATATATATTCAATTTTAGCGGCTATTTTTAAACCTATTTCAACTTTAATTTGGCTTGTACTATAAATAATATCTCCTCTATTTAAAAGTGTTAAATCTAAACTTTGAGATATTGTATTTCCTATTGCAAAACCTTCTTGTGGTTGAGTATACTCTAAAGTTAAGTTAACTAAATCCTCATTAGTATAAATATTATTTCCTATTGTAATTTTACATTCAAATGACCTGGAAGGTTTATTTATTTCTAATTTATAATCTGCTGTTGTATTTTGCATATTAACCCTCCTTATTTTTTATTAATCATTTATCATAAAATCTATTGCAGTAAGTTCAGCTGGAGAAATACTATAATTAGAATTTAATAGATCATCTAAATTAATCATGTGAATATCTATTTCATTTTCTATACATAATAATTCAGCTATATCTCTATTCCAATCTTGAATATACTCTTCTTTTAAAGTTACGTTTCCATATTCATCAGCCTTTAATTTACCTTCTTTATCTTTTTCAGAATATTTATCAATTAACTTTGCCTTTTCCTCATTATAAGCTTTAAGCTCTGTATTTATTTTGTTAATATTCTTTGTAATTGCATAAGCTACTTTAACTGGTAACTTAGCATTATTTAAATCTCCTAATACATTAATCGTGTTTACTATTTTTTCATTGCTTAAAGTTAATTTCATAACTAATTCCACCTTTCTTATTCTTCAACCTTTGATAATTCATCTTCTACTTCATAGACTTTAGTTTCAAATTCTGCTATATCTGCTCTAACAGCTACTTTGTTATCATTATAAATATCTTGATTTGTTATAGTCTTATTTACATTTGCTCCATTTCCACCATCTGTACTTATAGTTGCAGACATATAAGCAACTTGAATTCCTTCTATCTTACTTACTCCACTTAAAGTTATATTTTTATTTATTTCTAACATTCTTCTATCTCCTTACTTCTCTATAAAATTCATTTTTAAGCCACTCCATTTAACTGCTCCATTAATATATTGATAAGCTGGAGCTGATCTATCTCCAACATACATTGTTTTAGTTACTACTCCCTGTTGTGGATCCGGAAAGGTAACTGTAAAAAAAACACTACTTACTGCCGTAAGTAGCATTGATATTTCACTCTGTGTTAATGGTGGCCATTCTAAGGATATTTTCCTTTTTATACCTATCCTATCTCTAATCATTTCACCATTAGCATTACGATTTGATTCTCCATCTAAATCACTAATTGTAACTTCAAATGATTTAGGAGTAGCAATTGCTACTCCATTAATACTAAGCATATTACCACTCCTTATACTGGAATTAATGTAATTCCACCTTGTCTTTGCATTTTCTTTAATTGGTTTAAAGCAACCTTTCCTATGATACTACCATCAATCTGTAATATTAAATCTCCAGTAGATGAATTATTGTTGCTACTTCCTCCACTTGTTGGCATTCTATCTGCAACTTTAGAAGCTAAATCAGTTATCCATCCTGTATTATTTTCTAATGGCATTACAGCTTCTCGCCCGGCTTCTCCTACCATAGCAATTGTTGGACTATCTATAACCCCACCTTTTGCCAACTTTGGAATTTTCCCTATTGTAGGCATGTTAACCCCCGGAACCTTATTTACTGTTTTTATCATAGTATTTATTCCAGAAATAGCTGCGTTAACTAAATCTATTATCATATTTAAAGGCCATTTTGCTATACTTACTAATCCCTCAAAAATACCTTTAAATATATTTCTAACACCTTCCCATGCCTTTCTCCAATTTCCAGTAAAAACACCCACAAGAAAATCTATTATTCCTCCAAATACCTTTAATAAAGATTTTACTATATCCGATATAACTGCTATAGCTGTACCTATACTATCAACTATGTAATTAAATACAGTAACAAAAATTGGTCCTAATGTCTTTGCTAAAAAATCAACAATAGGAGATATAAATTTATTCCATATCTCAAGAGCTCCATTTGTTAATTTCATAATAAATTCTCCAAGCTCTTCTACCAACCCTTTAAGGTGATTATCCCATAACCATGTAAGCATTTCTAATGCATTGCTTATTATAGGTTTAATTACACTCTCCCAGGCATTTAATATAAAACTTTGTATAGTCCCAAAGAAGTCTTTTATATTCTGTATTAATGTTTTCCCGTACTTATCCCATAAGCTAGTTAGTATTGTGCATATATCTGTAGTAACAGTATTAAGAAATTCTTTTATATTATTCCAAACTTCTATTACAGAATCTCTAAACTGCTCATTAGTTCTCCATAAATAAACTATATTGCCTACTAATAATCCTATACCTGCTGAAATTGCTACTATAGGCCAACTTATACCACTTATTGCATATCCTAATGCATAAAATGCTAATTGTACTCCTTCTATTATCTTTGTCCAATTTGATATTACAAAGTAAGCTGTAAAAGCAGCTGCTATTCCTGCTAAAGCTGATATTATTACATCTTTATTTGTTATAATAAATTCTTTTAATGTACTAAAACATTTTTTTATTTTATCAACGAAAGCTTGTATCTTTTCACTAACTTCTGTTACAGATGATAAAAAGCCACCTTCTCCTAAGTCTAGTCCAGATGTATCTATTCCGCCACCCGAACCCCCTCCAGAACTGCCAGAACTTCCACTCGATTGATTTAATGTATTTATTTCATCAAATCCAGCTAATGATTTAATAGCTTTTTTAGCATTATTTGCACTGTCAGCAGTATCGTCTAAACTATCTCCTAATCCACTAACAGCACTCGTTTGACTAGCTATAGATTCAGTTTGCTGTTGTGCTGATTTAGGTTTCCCAAATAAAGCTGTTGTAAATTGTGCAACTACTGATATAGCTTTACTTAATGCATTCATAAAAAGCGTCAATGGTGGCAATATAGCATTATAAATTGGTAAAAAAGCTTGTCCTAGTGTTAGCTGAACATTTTTTAAACTTGCAATAAATTGATTATGCCTTGTTTGGGTTGTATCAGCTAATGTATTTCCATACCTTGCATATGTTTGTTCCAATATAGCTGCAAGTCTTATTTGTTGTTGTGTTTGGAAATTTAATTGTTGCCATGACTTCCCATTAGCTAGTTGTTTAAAGGCTTCCGTACTCTGAAGCATAGAAACTTGTGTATAAACTCCTAAATCCTCAATGGCTTCAGTTGAACCAAGCATACCAGATCTAATTCTTTCTGCTGTATCTTCAAAAGTCCTACCAGTTTTACTAGCTATTATTGAAGTTGCTTTCATTAATTCTTGTGTACTATTAGCTATTTCTTTAGTATTGCTTTGAAAGCTTGATATTAAGTTACTATAAGTTGAACCGTACTTATAGCCTTCTAGAATGCTCATCCCATATGCTTGTGATTGACTTTTAACCCAATCTCCAAAAGCTTTTGCACTACCTTGCATAGTCCTATTTATATTTTCTATTGAGCTTTCAACGCTCATGGCATCTTCAACGCTATCTTTGATAAGTTCCCCTATCTTTATAGCTGCGAAAATACCTGCAACTTTCCCCATTATACTGCTTACATTTCTTTGAAAGTTGGAAAGACTTTTTTGAGCTTTATTAAGTCCAGTTTGCATATTGCTAAAGTCTGCTCCACCTCTAATAAGCAAATTCTTAACTGCCAGTTATCTCACCTCCTAAAATATTATTTAAGAGTTTGATTTGATTTAACATTTCTTCATCTGTCATTTCTTTTTTATGATTTTTCTTTAAAATATCATCAAGCTTAGGTTTATTTTTACCTAAGAATTGAATAGTCCACATTGCATTAATATAAGCTAGAGTTAATTTCTCTTCTGCCTCTTCTTCGCTTCTCTTTGCATAGGCATTAACCACTAAGCTAAATTCATATGGTGTTAGCTCCCAAAACTCTAAAGGAGACAAACCACAAAGGGTAGCGATTTTCAAACTTTCCTTTATAGAAAATTCTTCATCGTTACCCTCTAATCGTTTTTTTCTTCATTTACTTCATTGCCACCAAAAGCTTCATTAAAGGCTTTTCCCATTGCTTCTATTACTTCTAAGAAATTTCCCTTTTCATCTATTAAATCCATAACCTTATCTGGATTTAATTTTTTATCTTCATGCATTAATCCTGCACATATAACTATAGCTGTATCTTTCATAGTTAATCCATCTAAATCTAATTTTGCTATTGGTTTCTTTAACTTTTCCTCTATGTATGACATAGCTTTCATACCATATCTAAAGTTTCTTGTTTTATCTAATTCTATTGGTACATACATATTTATTCCTCCTTAAACTTCACACGATCTACATAAGTTATTTTTATAGTATTTATTTCATCAGCTTTCTCTTCAAGAACATATCCAGTAACATTCTTTTGCTCTACTCCATCAATTAAGATTTTCTTGGTTATTCCCTTTTCTCTAATAATCTCTATCATATTTATTATTCTCCTTTAACTGTTAGAGTTGGTTTCCCAGATACTTTAATTGTTGATCCAAAACTAATTAAATCCTCTAAACTTGCTCCTGTAGAAAATCCAGTAACAACTCCTTTAAATACCCACTTAGCACCTATACTCTCTGGAAATTCTATAGCAAAGGTTTGTTCTTCTCCAGATTCAAATGCATCATACATCTTTTTTTGTCCATCTGTTGAAGTTATTTCTAAATATCCACTTAAACTAACTTCCCCTGCATCTTTAAATCCACCTATAAATTGTCTATATCCTCCGTCACTATCCAATGTAGTAGTGTCTAGAGTATCTGCGCTTAACTCAATACCGCCTATTTCTGTTAATCCACCAACCTTTATTTCTCCTATTTTTAAAACAGTTCCTAAACTTCTTGTTGCCATTCTTATTCCTCCTTATAATAAACTGTAAAAGTTATAATACCTCTGTGTAACTTTAATTGCTCTTCATAACTTTCTGATATATCAGTAATATCTATATCTTGAATATATAAATTTTCTTTTCCTATACTTTTTAGCGGGAACTTAATAATAATATCTTCAATATTTTTAGTTATACCTTTCATTTCTAAGTAAGAACTACATAAAATGTTAAGTATTAAGTAACATTCATTATCTTCTGTTACTCCATCCAAATCTTTTAAGGGTTTCTTTCTTGTTATATAAACTAAATAAGGTGTCTTTTGACCTTCTGGAGCATTCATAGGAAATATTTTATTTTCTAACTCACTAACTTTATTTAATTCATATCTTAAAGCTTTCTCTATCATTTCCCACCTAATGCCTTATCTATATTTTTACTCATTTCATTTACTATTTTCTTAGTTATAGCTCCACTATTATCTTCCATAGCTCTTTTCATGAAATGAAATCCAGGTATATACCTTCCATTCCTTGCAAAGAATCCATACTCTTGCGAAGCTGGATAATAGCCTGTAACCTTCCCCTCTTTATTTTTCTTTTGAAATATATCATTTTTACTTCTATCAAAAACTACCTGGTAAACTTTTTTACCTTTAGTCCTAGATTTTTCACCTATTAATTTCATTCCACTTTTTAATTCTCCAGTATCTTCTGGGGCATTTTTCTTAGCACTTTTAAGAGCTATATTCATACCTTTTTTAGCTGCTGGAGTTACACATTTTTGTGGAACTTGTCCTAATTTTTTAATGGACTTTTGTAGTTCTTTCATTCCATCTATTTTAACTTTCATAACATCTCTCCTTACACATTATTTGTAATAGAACGTTCTTTTCTTGAAAGTTTATTGGTGGAGATATAATTTCAAAGTATCTTTCACCAAATTTTATTCTCATTGCTGATGTTATACCTGGAACATACCTAATATTAATTTTGTGAGTTATCTCATTATTAGTTGTTTCTGCTGCAAAAAACTCTTTACCACTTAAAGGATAAATAGCTGCTCTTACCTCTAAAAAATCTACCCAAGTATCTAGTAATTCACCATAATCATTTTCAATTTTACTCATCTTCTGAATTGTAATGCGATGTCTAAATTCACCTGGATTAATTCTATATCTACTCATATATTCACCTACAACAAATTAACTGCATACATGTCTAATATATTGGTAATTACAGTATTAGCTTTATTATCTTGAACTGAAAATACTCTATTATCATACATCTCATTACACAGCACCATTAAAGCTATTGTTAAATCTTCTTTATTATCAATTTGCTCCTCATTTAGTCCTGTATAACTTTTTATATAACTCTTTGCAGCTAATAATATATTGCTAAATATCTTATTATCATAATCATGTTCAACATTTGCATACTCTTTTAAATCATCAATAGTTATTTCACTAATCTTCATTAGCTTTCACCTTCTTTTTAGTTGCCTTTACCTCTTCTACATATCCTGCTTTAAGAAGATCCTGGAGTATAACCTTATCATTACACTCCTTTTCCTCTCCTTTATACATAGAAAAAGTACCAGCAAACCTTACTAATGCTTTTACCTTCATTCAATCACCTCAATTAAGCTCCCATCACTAGAGCAGCGATTTTCTGTTCATTTTCTATTTTAGAATCTAATTCAACCCATCCAACTACTCCAATAGCGTGTTGAGTAGCATATTTTTCTCTTAAAACTTCAATATTTATATCTTCACTTAACTTAACAGCTAGTCCAGACATATCACCATAGTAAATAGATATTTTTTCAGTTGCAATGGCATCCATATTTTCTGATGTATAAACATCTTTTCCTAATAAAGTATATCCCCACTTAGCTGATACATCTTTATTTAATAAGTAGTTTCCATCATTATCTTTTAATTTTCTTATAGCTGATCTAGTAGACTTATTCATTATCCATATTGCTCCTGCTTGATAAACATCTGGAACCATTTCTTGTACATCTATTAATTCATCAGCAGTTACAGCTGTAGCACTTGCTGCAGTTACTTTTTGCTTAACTGTACTTAAACCTGTTATCTTGCTTGGAGAACCCTTTAATAACTCTTTTTCAATAAATCTAGCAATACTTTCGGCCATAGCAGTAATAACAAATGATATTAAATCAAAATTAGAATTGTTTAATAATGATTTAGATACCTTTGTTAATGCACCTGCTAAATATCCTTTTAACTCTATATTTAAGAACTTACCAGAACTTGATTCTAAATCAGTAAATTCTGTTGCATATGCTGTTGTAATTGCTGATGAAGATTCATCATAGTATGGAATAGTTAAATCCCCTTTTACATTGTATCTAGTAGCTAATTGATATATTGGCGATATATCATAAACCTTCTTTATGATTTTTTGAGCAATTGTCTTAGGAATAACTGCTCCATTATCACCTACTGCTAAATTAGTTGCTGTTCTAGTTTCAACAACTCCTCTTATATAATTTGCAAATGCTCTTTCCTCTAATTCTAATCCCTCTTCTGCTGTATTCTTCTTACCAGGAATCTTATTAAAAGCTCTTTGCTCTTCTATAACTTCAAGTGTTTTATCTATTTTGGATATTTCCTTTTTAATTTCATCATATCTAGTTTCTTCTTCATCCGTTAATGTTCTTGTTTCAGCTTTTGCAGCTTCCACTATATTTGTCATTTCAAGCACTAGCTCTGTTCTCTTTTCTTCTAATGCCTTTTCGTTAGTTGGTAATGTTCTATATTCTGCAATTTTTCTTTTTATCATAATTATTTCTCCTTTTTTAATCAAAATAAAAAAGCCTTATTTAAAAGACTTTTTAAAACTTTCTATTTCATTGTCGTATTTACTATAATCAATATTTGTTCTTTTCTCTTTGCTTTTAGATTCATCTATTGTTATAGCTTTAAAATCAGTTACTCTATTTTCCGTTAATACTTCTTTATCATCTCTCATTTCAATAGATGTAGCTGAATATGCTGGATTTCTTGTATCATCAACTATAGTTACTTCAAATAAATCTAATTCCTCTACAGTTCTTTTCTCATAACCATTTTCTGTTGCTTCCCAGCTATCTTTTTCTGCATAAAATCCAAAGCTCCATCCTCTTAACTGTTTATTTTTAGCTTTTTCAATTACATCTGTATCAGTTACAGTACATATTGCTCTTAATCCTATATTGTCTTCAAACAATTCAAGATTTCCCTCTGAAGTAGAACCAAGCTTTCTATTTTTATCATGATTTAATAATAAATCAACATTAGCTCTTCTTTCTAAGCTCCTTTGAAATGCTCCTGGCTTTATTTTTTCTACAAACCTACCTTTCACTGAAGGAATAGGCTTACTTTCTCTATCAACAGCATTTACGTAACCATCAAGGATTACGCTGTCATTACGAATCTCTATTCTCATTATTATCACCCCCCTTCATATCTGATGTTTTATCAGTATTTGGTGTATACACTTTTCCCGTTTTAGTATTATAAAGAACATCACTCAAACTTAATAAAATAGTATCTTCAAATAATTCAAGTGGTGGTAAATCTTCCTTGTATCTTGCTTCATTTACTCCCATAACCTTATTTTTAATTCCTATTTCATAAGCCTTGAATCTCTTCTCTATATCACCTTTTAACAATTCATTTGCATCATATCCAAAATAAAAAGACTTCTTCTCTTTTTCTAGAAGTAAGTCTCTATTAATACTTGATATTAAACTATTAAGTATAGGTAATATTGCCATTTTGAACATTTTATCAAAATCGCCTTCATTTGCTTTACCATCACCACTTATTATACTAGGTGGAATATTGAATATTTTACAAATCTCTGAACCATTAGTAATTTTATTTTCATTAAGTTGTAGCTCTGTTGGAGTAGCTTGGCTTTCTTTAAAGTTTAATCCTTTGTTAAGTACAATACAGTTTTCAGTATTATTTGAATACATATTTCTCCATTGCTCTTTTAAATTAAGCATAGCTTCAATCCCTAGTTTGCCCTCTGATTCAATAAATCCTTTTTTATTTCCTCCAGTTTTGCTTAATATATTCTCATACTTAAGAGAATTATATATAACAGAAAGCAATATAATATTCTCTTCTATTATTCCATATCCATCAAAACCATTATCTGTATGCCTTAATAATTTAACAAAATTATAAGGCTTATATATATGGCCATTTACTAATACATCATAATTTTTAAATATTGGATCTACATTTCTATTTATGCTTACATCACTTTCTTTAACATAATGTAAACTTTTAATCTTTCCCATTTCTTTATTTATATAGATATATCCATTTCCCATTAGCAAATAATCTATAACTAGAGCCTTTTTCATTTCAAATGAAGTAAGTGTATCTCCGGTTTCTTCATTCAAAAGTTTAAGCCTTATATCATCTTTTATTTCTGTTACTTCTTCATTTTCTTCCTTATAAAGTTTAATAGGAATACTTGAAACTAATGATGATATTAACTCAACACATCCTGCTAAAGTAGGAATATTCAAAGCTTCTATTCTCGTTATACTATCTTCAATCAATCCTGCAGCTAACAATAAATCCTTTAATCCAGTTTCATCTTGCTCCAAGATTGACCGTTCTTCTTTTTTTCTTTTCCAAAACTTTAAATTCATATTTACACCCTCATTTTTCTATATAACCTGGATAGTAAAATCACTTCCACTTAACTGTTCTTGTTGTAATAGATAAATAGCATTAATTAAAGCTACAACCATATCAACCTTTCCAGTTGATTTTTTCTTATTCACATATTTATTTAAATTTGTATCTTCTGTACATCTAGCATTTTGAAAATTAATCTCTAACATTAAATTTTCATCATAGCTAAAGTTTTTACTTAATATACATTCTTTTAATAACTTAGTTGGCATATGTAATACTGAACTATGTTGTTTAATCTCAACGCACTCATAACCTTCATTTTCTAACTTTTGAACTGTACTTAACGCATTATATCTGTCATATCCTATCTGTACTATTTCTACTCCATAAACTGATTCTAACTCAAATATTTTCTTTTCAATAAAACTATAATCTATTACTTCATCACCACAACTAAAACATACGCCATCCTTAATTAGCCTTTTATAATCTACATTTTCTTTTTTACTCTTAATTTTTATTTTATCATTAGGCAGGAATCCCCATATCTTAGCATAAAGTTTATTTTCATATTGGGTTACCATAGCAACTGCAGTATTATCATCTGATTGTGATAAATCTACACCTAGATATACTTTTTTCCCTTTCCAAAACTTAAGATTTTCTATTGTTTTGCACTCCCTAACTTTAGTAACTTCTATATATCCTTCTACTCCTAGGCCTTTATACTTTATATTGTTATGTTTACAAAGATAATTTTCTCTTTTATTTTCATATAATATAGCCATCTCTCTCATTTCTTTTATAGCTTCAAATATATAATTATTATTTACTGCTACTGGATTGCTTTGATATATAACTAAATCTTCTGTTTGCCATAGATCCTCAATTAAAAATTTACTATCCGGTTCATATAATAAAGAAAATCTTCTTTTATTATCTATTAATCCATCTAACACTTTTTTAGATATATCAATTTCATCTATCATGGCATTATTATCATTTGGATATTGGGTACTAATAATAATTCCAAGCTTATTAAACAAAGTTATTTGTGAAGACCTCATAGCTTCTATTGGATAACTATCCATGGCTCCTGCTTCATCTGCTAAAAATGCATTTGCAAGTTTACCATCCATTTTATCTTCACTATAAGCCAATGGAATATATTCGCTATCAGTTAATAAGCATCTTATCTCGCTTCTAAGTACTTTAAATACATCCTCTTCTGCTAACAAAGGACTAACTTTTATTATTTTTCTTATTGCTATTTTTAATTCAGAAGATAATTTTAAATCCGGTGCAACTGAAAAGAAACGTGAAAATGGCTTATCAGTTATTAACAAAAGTATAAAAATAACTGCACTATTAAAAGTCTTAAAATTTTTACGACTTATTTCTAGTACAGCTGTTATATAATATCTTATATCTTTATTTTCACCATTTCTTAGTTTTGTGCATAATGTTGCAACTATTAAGAACCATGCATAATCCTCTAATCCTTCATTCATAGGACACATTAAATCCGGATGAACCATTAGCCCTAATATTCTATTTATTTTATTTAATTCTTTTTCATCAACATAAGCTTCTTTGTCTATTCCATCAGCTTTATTTAACCAATCTCTGGCTTGTTTTTTAACATATATAGGTACTTTTTGATTAACATCTGGTACACACCACTTTGCATATTTATAAGCTTTACTTTCTTTAATTTCCATTTATCGCCCTTAATAATTTTTCCTTATTAGATTCAGTATCTACTTTCTTAGGTATACTTCTAAGAGCCGAAGCTATTGTCATTATATTTTCTTTTTCTATGTCAAGTAACATTTTACGCTTACTTTGTAGTTGCTTATCTATACTAATAATGGTGCTAGATAAAGAAGCCATATTGTCACTAAAACTTCTTAGCTCTATTGCTTTTTCTTTTCCCTCTAATTCATCAACTAATGAATAAAATGTTTCTTTTAATGTTTGAATTAGATTATAAATCTCTTCCCTTTTCTTTTCAAAATCAGCACATTCAGCTTGTAATAAACAATATCTATTTATAACTGCTTCATAAATCGAATCGTTCTTTCCTATATTTTTAAGCAACTTGTTTATTCTTAAAAATTCCTTATGTGCTACTGGATTATTTTTAACTTCAGGTCGTTCTTTTATAGCTACACCAGTAGCTAAAGCTGCTTCTCCTTTTTCTCTTAATGCAAGTTCTTTCTTTGTCCTATGTGATTTTTTTTCATTTTTTAAAACTGTAAAAGGTTTTGGTGGTGTAGGCATAATAAAACTCCTTTCTTAAAAATTATCTTTTGAAAATCTGATGTGGGAATATTTTATGTTCCGAGGTTGACACGTGGTGTCCTAAGGCCCCTTCTGAAAGTGTCAAAATACCCGGGGGTATATCTAAGTGTTTTTATCCTCTTCTTGCGCTTGTACAATGGCCAATAACTCATCCTTTGGTATAGTTCCTTGCTCTGCTAATTCATGGTGATATTCACACACAGTTATTAAGTTGCTATCTTCTAATCTTAGTTCATAATCCTCTTTAATTGGTACTATATGATGTACTTCTAAGTCATTATAGTTATACTTCTTTATTGTGTTATATAACTTCCTTATGCATACCTGACACAAAAATTTATCTCTTCTCTTTACCTCTTCTCTTTTCCTTTGCCATGCTTTAGTCCATCTAAACTTATCTGCTTCACTTGTTTTGTACTTATTGCTCTTAGGCTTCATTGGACATACAAAATCTTTTTTATGTATTCTTCCACAATACTTACAACTCTTTAATGGCATTTAATTATCCCTTTCTTAACTATATTTAAATATAATAAAAGCACCTACATTTAAGTAAGTGCTATCTTCCATGCCCTGCTTTAAACTGTCTACCACAATTTAAACAAGTTACTATTATTTTATCTTTGCCTATCATTCCAGTTGCTGCACCAAGTATAGGATTTAATACTATTCCTCCTACTACTGCTTTTCCTAAGCTAAAGCCTTTTTTATTAGCTGATAGTTGTGTGCTACCACATTTAGGACAACGTACTTGATGACCTTCTGGAACATAATGTCTTTCTCTTATTTCATTTATTTTTTCTAATCTTTCTTCTTGCTTATTTTCTTTATAAGTTTTATATCCATCATAATAGTTTTCTAAGAAATCTGGATCTGTAACTATTTTAATTAAATCACTTATCCACCATATTCCAAACCCACCTACCGTAAATGTAAATAGTGTTGCTCTTTTATAATCTCCTAGATACCAGTTATGTAACCCTAAGAAAGCTCCAAATAAGCAAAGTAAAAAAGCTATAAATCTACTCTTATTTTTCATGTTAATTCCCTCCTAATATTGTATAATTCTACAAATAATTATAAATTCCTTTAAAAAAGCACCTAACTTTTTCTTGTTAAGTGCTTTTTTACATATTTATTAGGAGGTTTTATCAATGTCCATTTTAAATTATAAACCATATTATTTTAGAATACTTACAGCTATTTTATAGTTTTTCTATAATTTTCTTTTATATTATCTAAATTTCCCTTACGCTAGATACTTTTCCATCTTCTTTACTGCTTCTCCTTCTATTTGTTTTATCCTAGAGTAAGTTCTATTATATTTTATCTCCAGTAAACTATATCTCTTTTGTTCTATTAAAGCTGTTTCTATTATATCTCTTTCCTCTTCTTTTAATACTGTTAATGCATTATCTATTCTTGCTATCTCTCTTGTCTTAGTTGCTCTTTCCCTTAATAAGCTTTCTTGTTTCTCTAAATGTTTTTCTGCTTGTAGCTCTACACTAGAAGTAATTTTATATGTTTTCCCAGTTCTTTCTCCACTTGGTTGTGCTGTTATCCCTAACATATCCTCTTCTAACTCTTGTAATTTTAAATCTATGTCTACTATATCTGCTTTTAACTCTTTATATCTTTTAATTCTCTTTGCTATTTTCTTCATATTTGCACCTCTTTAATTACATTGTTTTAAATCTTCTCTTGCTTTTAGCCATATAGCTTTAGTAACTGTATGTATATGCTTAAGATATATGCATATTTCTTCAAGCCTTTCCTTTGTTGCTGTTGCCTGTCCTCTTTTTAATTCTTTCTTTATATTGTATTTAATATTTGACCATCTATTGTAAGCCTGTAGACTTTCTTTCTGCAACTCAAACGCTCCAGCTATATCCTCTTCTACTAAATCATCATACTTCCTGGATATATCATTAAATATTTCTATTCGTAATCCATAACTTCTCCTTATTCTTCTCTTATCTTTATTTAACCAATCATTATCTAGATAATAAAAGCCATATACAATACCAGTAGTTGCTATTATCCAAATAAACCAAAATAAAAATAGTAATCCATTTCCTTCTTTATTTTATCTTCCATATTTAGCTTTTCTTTTAGCAAATAACTTTTTCCTATTTAATACTCTTTTTTGATA